ATCCCATGTTTCATCTAATACCCCCCACCCTGCCTCCTTTCCACTATGTGCGGAACTATTTTCTAAAGACCCAATAAATACTATTGCCCCATTAATAAATGAAATAATGTTATAATAAGAATCAAAACTGTGACCCTCTGTGCTAAAATGAGATGGAGGTTTCTTTCCTACAACGTATTGACCAAGAGGACTGCCTTCCTTATCGTACTCCACAATGCCGATGCTCTTCCAATACTCTCTTATACGGAACAGCGTTGATTGAGTCAGCTGCATTGCCGTATTTGCACCCACAAAGCCCCGCACCTTCGGGAACTTTCTTATAAGTTGGTAGGTCTTTATTCCAAGCAAATAAGTTTTCCCGCTATTGTGAGCTATTATATTATCAGTCGTTACACAGTAGTTATGGTTATCAGCTACCTGTAAATCATAAACAATATCACAATCAAATGGTGTTACCTCAGTTATGTCCTCTATGGAAATTTCACGTGCAGCCAACTGCGGGTACAACAATCGTTGATTACCTCCTTTTTGAATCCCAATACTTCCCCTATTTTTTTGTATGTCATCCCCGCTTTGTGCATCTCCCTTGCACGTATTACAATTGCATCCGTTAGTTTGTGTTTCGGATGATTTTCCCCCGCATTGCTCTCCAACCCCGTCGCAAACGCATGAGTCACATTCTCTGATCGTGTTGCCCATTCCAGGTTTTCTATCCTGTTGTCCGTCTTTATTCCGTTGATATGATTTATTGTTGGCTTGTTCAGCGGATTCGGAATAAACACCTTCGCAATCTCTCTGTGCATTTTGATCGTATGATACTCTCCATTCCTCAGTATCATTGTCCTGAGATAGCCGCAAGCATCCAACGCAGGCTTCATTATCGCCGGAGAGTATCCCCCGTGCCACTTTCGGGTTAATAGCCTTCCCATATTGCTCACGTAATACCTGTCCTTTGTTTCCGGTATTACTCTCCAAACTTCGTTGGGCAAGCTCTCTAATGGCAACCCAAGTTCCTTTAAAGTAAAATCTGTGTTCATTTGTGCAGATAATTTTATGATTATTCACCACAAATATACTACACTTTTGTTTAATATCACCCGTTTTATAGCAATATTTTTGCACAACTGATTTATACTCTGTTTTTTGTAAGGTTTCATTAAATGATAATACCCTATCCCCGCTTTCAATATCTCTGATTTGTTTGTATCCCTTGTCAGTCGGAATAAGCGTTTCACCGTGAAAACATCCGACACCTCCGAGAAACAAGTTCATTGCTTTCGTGCTTTTAAGTATGGCACGTTGAGGCTCGGAGATTGTCTGTTCTATTGTCATTTTATAACAATGTCAGGCAGTGTGGGTACATTTACAGTGTGGTCAATTTCCGTCTTGTCTGACCAACCCATATTCTTTAATGCAAAAATAGACCCCGTACAAGCCTTATCGATTAGGTTCTCTTCATAGTTCATTTCAATTCTGAGCCTTGCCTTTTTTATAATGTCCGTAAACTCAACCTTGTTTTCGTATTCATAGAAACTTGAACGTGAATTAAATCCAAGAAAATAAGCAAGTCCGCTAATGGTATAAATGGGAATTTTAACTGAGCCGTTTAATGTAGGATACTCTTTCATGTTCGCACCTCCATTAAAATACTCGTCAACCTTCGACTGTAACTCTTCCGGTGAATTAAACAAAGCCGGACGGCCTCCGTCGTTACCTAATGCGTTCTTATTTCCTTTCGGTGCTGCCATTATTTTACCTTTTCATTTAGGAACTTCTTTAAGTCATCTCTGTTATTTTCACTCATCAAAAATTCATCCCATGCGCCAAAACGAGACTTATAGCCAAATATGTATTTAATGGCATACCAAATGCGTTTAAAGATACTTCTATGCGTCATCAAGTGTATTAGAATGCCTAATACATCATAGTTGTCTTCTTTCCAATAATAGAACTTTGCCTGATGCTCTATTGAGTTACAGTCGCAAATCATTATTTCCGTTTCTTCAAACTTATCTCCCATCAGAATTTAATATAAACGTTTTGATAACAACAGCATCGTATTCACGACGACCATCTCCCTCAACTTCAGTCTTAGCCTTTAATGCCAATTCATAACTATCATATATACCTAATAAATCATGGCCTACATGATATTCAACTCCAAATACACAATATAGTTCCATATCGCAAAGTTACGTTTTTTTATCATACCGTTGTACCCTCTTCGAAATCGTATGTCACAGAGCCGGTGGTGTAAACTATCTTACACTTTTTTACGATGTTTATTATATCCTGCTCGACTTCTTTTAGTTTAAACCGTCGGCACTGCTTTTGTATGTGCCCAAGTGTTTCATCCATTTCCTCACAGTCGAGCAAAATGTTTGCCACGTGTATTAAGTCTTTTGATGTCATATTAACGTACTCCAGTATCTTAAAGTTTCAATTGATTGTTCAAATGTATAAAAAGGTGCGCCGCTTTGCACATAAATGTCATCATTCAATCCTGCGGCTTTTGCACGTCGGTAAATATCGGTCCCCGGAAGTACCCATGCAATATTCACACCGTAACGAGACATTTTTACCCTCCGTCTTATCCGTGCTGTTTTTCTTATATCCTCTATTGTGTCTCCGGGCAGTCCGATAATAAACTGGCTCATTGTAGCGATCCCATGTCGTTCGGCTGTTTCTATTCCTTTGATCATTCGCTCGACGGTTGTATTTTTGCCGCAGCGATCCAAACTGTCCTGAGAGAAACTCTCTATGCCTAACCACAGAGTATGGCAACCTGACCGCTTTAAGGCTGCACAAAGTTCATCGTCGAGGTTCTCGGCACGTGAAGCGCACTGCCATGATCCCTGAATGTTATTACATATTTCAATAGCACGTTTACGGTTTGCTGTAAAGTTGTCATCTTCAAACATCCAGGTCTTATACCCAAAATGATTAATTTCTTCAATAACACTTTCAGATGAACGGGCTTTCCACTTATTGCCCCAGAATGAAGTAGAGCCGCAAAAGTTGCATTTAAAAGGACAGCCACGTGAAGAAATGACAACGTTATCGGTATAGTGTAGCCCCGTGTAATCAGGGAACGGAATATCATTTACTGTCTTATAGTGTTGTGTTGATGTTTTTTTTATCTGCTCTCTATCTCCATTTAAAATATCAATCATTGCGTTTTCGCCTTCACCAATAACGACCTGATCATACCCTATTGCGATCATTTGTTCAGGTAAGGCCGAAGGATGATGACCGCCACAGACTAAATGCGTATTCTTAAAATGTTCTCTTATCCTCTGAGCATACTGAACCGAAAAGGAATGAAAGGTCACTCCGACAATATCGTAATTATCAGGCTCGCACATCGCAGCATCAAGGTCGAGGGATTTTACTTCAACGCCCTGTGCCAAGATCGTCGCCTGAAGATAACCGATGCTCGGCGGCGGAAATAACTCTCCCGGCCACGGATTGACCAACAATACTCGTAACGACATTTATCACTCGGTTTATCCCTTCGGTAACTGATACTTCGGGAATTATTTTTAATATGTTTGCTTGCTTTTCAAGATTAGGATACTTCGTCAGTGTCATCTTTGACGGCAAGTCTGAAATCTTTATCAGATCCCTTGACCTACCCATCCTTAAACAGACAATATCGGCAAGCTCTTCGACTGAGATAACATTAGGATGACCGATGTTTATTATCTCGTAGTTTTCAACATACATAACACGCTCTAAAGCACGGACAGCATCCGATATATGCATCCATGAACGCATTGCTCCACGGTGAACCTCTATCTCACGGCCTTTAGCAAGTGACCAAACAAAGCGTATCATTGCCGACCTATGGTTGCCTATATCCTCATTCTCATCATAAAACATAAACGGGCGCACGGTCACGGCCCTCAATCCTTCATTCAAAGAATATTCGACAAGTTTCTCACCGAGGTATTTCGTCAGACCATAAAAGTTATTCGGTACACAACGTTCACCTTCTGAAAGCATCCCTCCGGTGTTACCATAAACCTCTGAGGTAGAAAAGTAAATGAGTTTTGCATTATATTGTTTGCATAACTGAATGACATTTTCAGTCCCGGTTAAATTCACTTCGGTAGTATAAGACGGTGCAGTCTCACACGTGACCCGTGAAACCATCGCTGCCATATGATAAACTACTTCAGGCCTGAACTCATTGAAGGCCTTTTGAAGCTCATAAGCGTTGCAAACATCTCCGGTTAAATAATCTTCACCGCACCCCTGACGAATATCAAACCGAAATACTTCATGCCCCATTGACTTAAAATATGGTACAAGCCTTCGACCTATATTACCCTCTGATCCGGTTACGAGTATCTTCATAGATCCAGTGTGTTTGTATGAACAGCCCTAAATCCTTTCTCTGTCTGTTCAATCTTTAAATAAAGCGAAAGTCCCATATCCCCGGCATCAGTCATGTTAATATGTGAGTGATCATGCCACTGGTGAACGACAAAAGGCTCGTAAGGGATCGTGACCTCAAGTCCCAGACGACGCACACGCAGAATGAGATCATTGTCCCCGTAAGCAATGTAATGAGCAAAGCGTTCATCGTACCCGTTCAGTTTACGAAGGTTCTCTGTGGTGACCGCAGCGCAAAAGTCATACGCCCTCGGTATCAGTGTCGGGTGATTGTACCATCCTATTTCCTGGTTCGCTGGATTATTTGGAAAGTCATACTCTATAGGTAAAAGCGCCATAATAACCCGGTCGCTTATTCCTGTAAAAGTAGTGGCCATGTCAATAGCTAATGCAGAGAAGGGAATATAATTACTCTCGGTCACGTTCTCTGCGGCATACTTTATAAC